TACGGAATAGCCACGTTACCATTGAGGCGTCATCAAGGTTGCCTAGTGATACAGGAGCAAATCCACCATCACCTTTGGCTCGTGTTACGCCCTTGATACGTGGATCGCTGATAGTCAGCGCTTCTGAGCGTACTCCGTGTGAACGGGTAAATAGTGTTGAGCGGGTAACAAAGTCACCGCCTGTAGCAAAGTTAAAGCCACCTTCTGATACAAGACCGACGGTGTTATCAATGTTACCGTATATCAAATGCTCTGCAAGAATCTCAGCTTCTTCTTCAAACATAGGCTTAAGACCCATAGACTTGCGAAGACGGTTAATGTTTCCAGAAACCAAAGCCTCAGCCATAATCTGGCGTGTCTGGTTTACAGCGCCACCCTTAGTAAGTTGTTTAAGTTCTGCAATTTCATCAGCAAGTTTCTGCTTTTCAATAGGGTCTTTTGCAAGTTTCATTGCTTCAGACTTGACACCGATTTGTTCTTTTGCGGAACGAATAGAATCATCAACTGCAGATATTCTCGCTGAGTACTTGTCTGCTTCATTCTTATTAAGAATACGCATAATGGTACCAAGTGGGCTATCAACAAAACCATCAGTTTTGCGAGCTGCTTCTAGCGCTGTGTTAACGCGAGTTGAAAGATAGCGAGACTTAGCAAGACCCCAAGGTGAGCCACCGATTGCAAGGTGAACCATCAAGTCTTCTGTAGCGTTACGAAGTGCGTAACGTGGACCAGCAAGAGTGAGGAATGACCAGTATCCGGTCATCTTATCTACCCACTCTTTGTTGGCATTGTTAAGAATATATCCAGTAAGACCAGAACGTGCTGCTGCACGATCAATGTCTACGATATTAGGTGTAGTCATCAACGAGTTATAGTCAGATGGGATAGCACCGATATCAGTAAAGTCATCACCAAAGTTGCTCACAGCAAAGCGAGAGTCACCCTTACCTGTAGCGACTCTAGTAATCTTCTGGCCAGCTTCTGTAAGGTTTAAACCACGTGCTTCTGCGATTGTCTCCCAGAGTCCCTTGACCATTTCCTTGCGCTTGCCAATATCATCTACTGACTCGAATGTTTCAGAGATTAACTTAGAGTCCTGCTTAGTCATTACTAGGCGTGCTAGTCGGTAAACCTGAGTTGACGCATCCTTTGAAACCACATCAAACATATCATCTTTGAAAAGTGGCGCAATATTAAACTTAGCCTTAGCGCGGTCAATACGAGTAGCGATATAAGAACTTGGATATCTTAAGAAGTTCTTTCTGTCTTGTGCTTCTTTAATCTTCTGCCCGATAGCCTTGCCATCTTCAGATAGAGACTTAATGATTCCGTCTGTACTTGCTGGGTTACCATAGAAGTCATCTATGATGCGTGGGGCAAACTTATCGAGATTGATAAACTTATCAGCTTCAGTAACAATAGCGATGCGAGCTTTACGACCTGCATCTAACTTAGGAACAATTACGCGCTTGCGTCCTGCTGCTCCCTTGAGCATCTTGACTGACTCTTCTGTGTTAAGGAAGAAAGCCTTAGCAGAGTTAGCATCAACTACCTCTGATTTCTGAAATACTCTTACGACCTCTGGACCAAACTCTGGTGCCATAATTTCAATCTGACGACGAAGGCCTACTGCCTCTACCTGACGTCCTTCACGCTGAGCCTTAGTAAGAGCATCTAGCTTTGAGCCGTAGTCATTCCAAAAACTAACAACTTTCTGGTTATTAAATAGGTTATCAACCTTAACGCTACTAGCGCCAATAACATCTAAAGAGTACTTTCCAATAGTATAGAGGCTCTTAAGTTTTGAGCCAACTACTAGCGGATCTGCAAACAAACGATATGCTGCATCTATAGAACCTGATGTAAGGCTATATACCAGCTTGTTCTTTTCTAGCGCTTCAGGCAATAAAAGGTTTGCAATCTGACGACCTGGTGAGAACTTAGCACGATCTACTTCATCAAGTGTTTCATTCCATAAACCACGTGCCTGATCAATATCAGATACACCTGGTACAACTGTATTGTTTTTGTCGTCAAGCATTAGATACTTGCGCTGTTCAGGGGTTGACTCAGCCCAGATTTTTTCTGGGTCTTCGCCAGCCTTGATACGCATAGCAAGGTCTACTGCTACTTGGCCGTACTTCTCACGTGCATTTTCAATGCGTCCGTCGTTAAATACTTTGTCGCCTTTGTCGTTTGCTTTATCCCAAGCAAAACCAATTTCACCCTCTGTAAGAGGTATAAGAACAGCGCGAGCTGTACGAGTTGACAAATCAGAGATTTCTGTCAACCCTTTGAAAGCTAGCTTTGCTCCACCGACTACAGGAAGAGTGGCATAGTGCCAAGCACTGCTTAAGAAACCACGAGAAGGCTTTACTGCAGGGTCTTCTGTGCCAAACTTTTTAACTAAATCTTCTTGTTGGTCTACGGGTAGAGACGCGTATTTCTTGTTAGCAACTTCTTTTGGAAGATTATTAAGTTCACGGTTGACAAACAAAGCCTTGACTAAATCATCAACTTGCTTCTTTTGTTGCCCCTGAATACCTGCAGCAGCTGCTGCTGCTTTTATGTTTTCAGTCATTAGTTACCTTGCGCTAATGCTTCTTGGTATAAAACCGCAATCTCTCCAGTAGTATCAAAAGGAAGCATAGTTGCTAGAGTGTCTGATAGTTTTACTTGAATTTTATTCATACCGAGAGCAGATGATCCTTCACCTGGCCCGATATCTACACCAACTGTAATCTCTTCTTGTGGACGTTGGCTTTCTGCAAACAAGCCGACTGGCTTGGAGACTGCCGCTTCTCGTACTTCTGCTGCTGGCATACCTCGTACTTCGCCAGTCTTTGCAAGGGGAGCGCCTGATTTAATGGCTGCTGTTTCCTTGCCTTCTCCGTAGGAGGTTGAACCCATATCAAGTTTATCTGTACGGGTTGAATACTGTCCTGGACCGGAAGGACCTGCTAATGGGTTCATTGGCGCAGTTGTCATTTGTCCTCCTCTAAAGTCTCTAAGTCTTGTGTCATTTGTTCCCACACTTTGTTTTCTTCTACTGAGCGATTAGCGTGGTAGATGCTCAGTTCGTATAGCGCTTCAAAAAATCCTGATATTGCTTGCATTAAGTTATATGCAAACTCTGCAAATACAACTATGAAGTGAGAACGGCGTACAGGAGGTGGCACTTTATTATTTTGCATCTCCTGCACGCCTTTCCACTAATTAAGCTTTCTTGCCTTTGCGAGCTGTTCCGGCATAACCGAAGTCAACTTTACCGCCCTTAACTGATCCTGCCTTAGTGTCAACCTTGATTGGCTGTACTGGGGCTGGAGCGTGTGATCCCTTGTTCATATTTGCACCTCCTTCGGTTACGCTGCGCCGGTGATACCGGCTAGTAGTGTGGCTATATCTGGAGTTTGACCAGTAGCAGGGGCCTGACCACTTTGTTCTTGTGGAGGTTGCTGCGAGGCAGGAGCGGGGGCCGCACCTGCTACTGGAAGCTGTTGTTCACCCATTGGTGGCATTGCCATTTCTGGCTGTGGTTCTGGTGCAAAGACCTTCTCCACGATTGATTCGAGTGCTAATCCTTTTTGGCGACCCTTGATAACCTCTGCGATACGAGAGACAATCTGTGAAGGGTCTTGCCCCTGCGCTGCGAGAGCAGGTATTGCCTGTGCATACTGGGCCACAGAAACGCGAAGAGCGTCGCGCATCTCTTCAATATCAACACGCTGTTCCTCCTGTGTGACGTTAAGGTCCATTGGAATCTCACGACGTACATAGTCGCGGGAAACCAACTTGTCTGAACGCATCTGGAGTAGTGCAATGATTGCACGTGATGGGTCCATACCAGACATAATTCCGTAACGTACTTCTACACCGTACTCGCCACGAATGTCGCGTCCTGGTGTGTACTTCAAGACATAAGGTGTTCCATCTTCAGAACCCTTGATTGTCTTCTGTACGCTACTAAATAGCTTCTCGTCTACCTCAAAACATAACCCAACGAGATCGCCAAACATTCTGGCGAATTGGGCCTGTGCGGATTTAATCTGAGTATCAAAGCCAGCCTGCAGTTCTTGAACGCCACGACCAGTAATAACACTTGCGTTGATGTTTCCGGATCTTGATTCAGGGTAACGAGCGCCAAGCCGTAGTTCACGTTCTAGTACTCCTGACTCAGTAAAGACTCCTGGTGGTAGTTCTAGGCCAACGCGACGAATGTTCTGCGGTTGGGAAGAACGCATAATAGAATCTGGACCGAGTGCAAGTTCTTGCACATCC